GTCGGGATTCGCCTGGGCGAACTTCCGCAGCTGCTGGTCACGCGCCTCTGGCGTCGGCCAGCCGCCGTAAATCTTGACCCGCGTGTCGTCGAAGCCGTAGCCGTCAACCACCGCCGCTGCGCCAGGCGTGCCCACCCCGGGGACGCTGATGACCTTCCAGCCGTCGCCCCAGCTGCGCGTCAGGCTGCGGCAACCGTTGCTCGCGTTGCCCTCAATCGTCTGAAAGGTCCCGTCCTTGTTCAGTGCGTTGACAAACCCAACGTGCAGGCCGTCGATGATGAACAGGTCCCCGGGCTTGGTGTTCTTGCTGAACGATCCATACCAGCCCTTGGCCCGGGCCTTGCTGACCATCACGGCGGTCGATGGGCTCATGATGGTCTTGGCAGCGTTGCGGTACTTGGCATCAGCTTCGCTCTGAGCCACGCAGAACGCAACGAACATTGCGCACCAGGGCTGCCCGCCATCGGGCCAACCCCACGGTGCCTGGCACTCATTGACAATCGGGTCGCCGCTCCGGTTGGGCGGTCCTTCCATTGCGCCGAGGTAGTGCGATGCCTTGCGAAGCGTGTATTGGCCGTTACTGATCACGGTCCCCCCTAGGTGTTGTTCACGATGCCGACGAAGATGCCGGTCAGTGCGCCGCCGGCCAGAAGCCAGACGACGCGGCTGGTAGCCGCTGCGCCCTGCAGTCGAGCCCGCCAGATTTCAAGGTCGAAAACGCGCCCCTCAAGTTTCCCCAGGCGGCGGTTGGTTTCCCGCTGCAAGTCCACGACCTTTGAGAGCTCGTCCCTGAGCTCACGGATGTCGGCCCGGATGGTGTGCGTGTCCTCGGGGCTCATTTTTAGGCGGCGGACTCGTAGACGAACGTTCCCATAACGTTGTCTCCGCTGGTGAACTGCTGACCGAAGCCCAAGGGGTTGCCGTTGCCGTCTTGATAGAAGTTCATTGCAGTGGTGCTTGCAGCAACGAGCGTCCCGACGTAGTTGGTGATGCCGCTGTCAAAGATTCGGTAACTGCCGTATGCGCTGTTAGACGCCGCAGCAGTCGCAATGCTGCCGAACTCAATCACCATGGCATTGCTGGCCGTTCCTGACGATGTGCAAGAAACATCGAATGTGGCGATTACCAGCCTTCCAACCTTGATGTACCGCGAGCGGTTGTTGGTGATTGAAACCGTGGCGCTTTGCTTGATAACCGGCGTCCAGGAAGTCCACGCGGCAAAGAACGGCGCGAGCTCGGTCATGTTGTCCCTGAGCTGCGTATTGAGCTGGGACGCGGTGAGAATTGCGCCGGCAACCCATGTGCTTGGTGATGTCCACGCCATTTCTGTTTCTCCTAAAACGCCAGAAGGTTGTTGTCCAGCGTGCCAAAGATGCTGTTGTCCAGTGTCAGGTACTGGTTGCCGTCGGTACTTTCAAAGGTGAACCGGACGACATGGCTGGCTGGGGTGATCTGATGCTGCACGCCTGAAGTGATCAGGGTCTGGGTCACACTTGAGGGAGTGCCGGCGGAAAATGACTTTTGCACGCTTACGATGTCGGTCAAGTCAGTCTGCAAAACGCTTGCCTGATCTGCTGAGTCGAGCGCGGCAAGCTGCACTTCGATTCCGGTGAACCTGACTTGAGGGCTCTTGTAACGGCCCAACAGGTAGTTGCCCAGCGCGGCAACCTCAATCGTGGTGCTATTGAGCAGATCAAGCTTCGAATACTGCTGCGCCTGGTACAGCGAGATTGATGTTGCGTCAGAAGCCACTTGCACCGCGCCGGCGGGCGATTGCGTCTGAATGTAGTTGTAGAGCAATTCGTCCCCGTACTGATTCACAAGCGACTGATAGATCACGCCAGTGCCGTCGTCTGTGAATTGGATGCTCGGCGTGGGGTTCAAACCGGCTGCGCGGCCCTTGAAGTTGAGCGTCCCATCAGCGCCCATGAACAGGTAACCCTGCTCGGACGCTGTGACCAGCTGCAGATAGGTCAGGACATTGGTGCCGGCGGTGACTGCGTAAGCGCCAAGCGTAGAGCTGCCGGCGTCAATCGAACGCGGCCCTTGGTAGATCACTTCTGGCCGGTCCAAGACTGCATTTACCCGGGCGCCTGTGGCCTGCGCCGATGGTGTCCAGGCATCCATTGACTGATTGGCAAACACCGTAAAGGCGTCGGCGCATCGAGCGGTTACAAAGTTGGCCTGTGGGTTGATGCCGTAATCAAGATTCCAGTCTGCGACGACCCCGCAGAAGATTTCCACGCCATCGGCGTATACCTCGATGGGGTTACGCGGGCCAACGAACGGGTAATACGGCGAGCTGGCGTTCAGCGGGTCAAGAATCCTGTTCGGATCGCGCAGCAGAACGGACGCGGTGCCGGCGTTGAACTGCTCGAGCTCACGATTCCGGCCCCGGGTGATGCCAATTGACTGCACCATGTTTGTGAGGTCCACAAACTGGATACCTCCGAGCGTGCCGGTGTCGAGCTTGCCGTAGGTCGCGTTGTCAAGCTGAAAGGGATTGCCAAAACCTGTGGTGGTTTCGAAGCCCACTAACACCTGTATGTCAGGGGTGTGGCTCATGCTGCGGCAAAGACCGGGCCGGATCGCCGTTGGGCCTGCTGGATCGCCTCAATGATCTGCTGGCCCACCTGGTCGGGCGTGGACACAAGCCCGGCTTCGATGTTGATGGTGATGTTGCCGAACTCGCGGGAGCCGTTCAGCGGGACGACCGCTTCGGGCCCGGCCTCACCAATCAGGGCCAGAGTGGGCTGAGTGACGATTCCGCCCTTGGCCAGCTTCGGAATCTGGTCGATTCTTCCTACCGGGTCGCCACCAGGGATGATCGCGTTGATGGCGCTTGAAGCTGCGTTCAGCCCACGGATAGCAGTATTGACGACCGTGATAGCGCCATTGATGATTGTCTTGAGCGCACTCGCCAAGCCACTAGCGATCGCCTTCGCGCCGGCAACAATCTTGTTGATGATGTACTCGCCAATTCCTGACAGCGTTTCGCTGACGTTTTCAGAAACCATCGTTTTCAAGCTGCTTGCAAACCCGCTGATCTTGTCCCAGATCGCGCCGGCCAGTCCCGTCACGCCGTTCTTAATCCACTGAATGACGGCACCGCCGATGGTGCCGAGCCCGTCCACCCAGTCATTGGCGAGCGTCAGGAGTGCGCCTGGCATGCCCTTGATTACGTCCCAGACCTTCGTGGCAAGCCCGACGACGCCATCAGCGATGCCACTGACGATTGCCTTGCCGATGTCCAGAGCGGCGGTGGCGATCTTAAGCGGGAAGGCGATAAGTGAGTTTTGGATGCCGTCAAGGACGCCGCCAACGACCGTCTTCAGCCCATCCCATGCGCCGCTGAAGTCTCCCTTGATCAGTGCGCTGATGGTGTCGATAACGCCCTTGATAATGGTGAACGCGGCTTCCGCCGGCCCTCTGAGGTAGTCCACGACGACCTTGACGGCCTTCTGCACCGCTTCCCATGCGCCGGTCACGATGTCGCGGAACGTTTCTGACTTCTTGTAAAGCGCAATCAGGCCGATGGTCAGGCCGGCCACGGCAACCACGATTGCTCCGATGATCAGCGCAACCGGGTTAGCGGAAAGGATCATCATGGCCACGTTGAGCCCGATGATGCCGGCGGCGACCACGCCAATGGCTGCAGCGATGGCGAGGAACACGTTGGGGTTCTCCTGAGCCCACTTCGCAAACTTCTGCAGCACCGGCAGGATCTTCTCAACCGCCGGCAGAAGCGCAGCTCCCACGCTCTCCTTGGTTTCGTCCAGGGCGATCCCCAGACCCTTGAAGCGCCCGGCAGCGGTGTCTGCAGACGCAGCTGCATCGCCCTTGAAAGTCTTACTGAGTACGGCAATGGCTTCCTCAGCCGTTGCGCCGTTCTTGATGAGCTCCTTCATGCGCGGATCAAGAGCGTTCAAGCCCCTGAGGTTTCCCGCATACGCTTTGCTCAAAGCCTCTGAAACCTGAGCGAGCGGCTTGCCAGTGCCGGCGGCTACGTCGAGGGCAAGGCCAAGCCCCTGCTGGGCCTTTTCAAGATCACCAGTACCCCGGGCCAACGTCGCAAGCGCGGGCCTGAGCTCATCATCAGAAACCGCAGCGGCCTGCGAAGTCTGGGTGATGAAGTCCTCAACGGCCTTGACCTGAGTGTTAGTGGCCTTCGTTGAGGTCGCCAGCGTGCGCGCCAGCTGCTCCTGGGCTGCCTGATCCTCAATAGCGGCCTTGGTCGCGTCGAACGCTGCGGCGCCAAGCGCGGCGAGTGCGATGCCGGCGGGCACTGCGGCCTTCTTGATGGCAAACCCAGCCTTGGCGCCCACGCCATCAAGCCGTTCGAATTGCTTAATGCCCCGGTCAAGCCCTCGACCGTCGAAGTCGGTCAGGATGGGAATGGTGATCGCCACTAGCCCACCATCCCCTGCACGGTCTTCTCGGCCTGCCGGACAATCTCATCAATGCCCTGGGCGATCTTGGGCGCGTGCTTTTCAGCGGTGGGCCACAGCACTTTGGAGTGCCGAGCCCTGATGTTGGTGCCGAGCGGCTTCGAATCGCTTACGGTTTCAAACACCACAGCCGCCGGCGTCCCCTGCGACACATACAAGACCGAGTTCTTATCGCGGCGCGTCGAGGTCTTGACCTTGACCCCGCTACGGACCTTCCCAACCTGCCAGGGGAAGATGCTGAATGCCTTTGGAGTCCATGCCCGGCGCATTCCCGACAGCGGCAGCTGGGGATACAAGCCCTTGGCCTCAGCAACCATTGGAGCAACCACAGCCTTGGCTGCCCGGTTGAACTCCTTGCGGAACTCGGGATCAACCTTTCGCAGCGCCTTGATTGTGTCCTTGACCCCCACCACTTCTGTCTTGATGGTCGCTGGCATCAGCGGCTGCTTTCTCTCAGGACTTCCAAGACCGTGTTCAGGTCTTTCATGGTGAAGGTTACGTCAGGGGGCCAGAAGCCGGTTTGCGCCAGGACTACGGCAAGCGCCCGGCTTACTGTCCCCCGTCCGTAGGGTTTGCATCTGCCTTCTCATCGGTGTCGATGACCTCGAGGTCCCGCACTTCGTCCAAGAACCCGTCGAACGTGTCGGCCACAGGCAGCCCAGCTGATCTGCCGGCGGTCCATGCCAGGAAAGCGATGTATTCCAGCCGGGGCGCCATCTGCAGCACCTGGGCCGACACGTTGAAATGGCGCTCAAACGCCACGGTGTTCTTGATCGAAGCAATGTCCACCACATAGGAACCCGCATCGGTCGTGAAGGCAATGTTCCCGTTTACTGCTGTCTGCTCTGCCATCTGTTCCCCCTAGTTGATTATCAGGTCACGTCGCGGACAAAACTGCCACCCGAGAACGCCACCTCCATGACCTGCAGCTCACCCACGGTGTAGGTAATCGGGTAGTTGGCGATCATGGTGTTGCTGATCGTCCACTCGGGGTTCGACGCCCCAGGCGCACCAGCATCCTTGCGGACCACGATTTCGGTGTCGCCAGCGCCAATCTCGCCAGCAACGGTGTTCTCGACGCTGTTGTTGCCGTAGTCGACGTAGAGGGTGATAGTGCCCTCAACGGTCTGCAGGCCACCAACCATGCGCTCTCCGGTGTCTCCGAAGGCGGTGCTGGTCAGCGGGTTCTGGCCAAGGGTCAGCGTGACTGCTGAGCACTGGTCTGCAAGCTGGACGCCGGCGATGGTCAGCGACGCCGGCTGGGAAAGGTAAGTCGTGGCCGCCATTTGGCTAGCTCCTTTGCGTTCCTACTCGGACGGTCAGATCATACGTCGGGACCTCTTGCCCCCCGATCAGCATGACCCCTGGGATGCCCCGGATGAGGCTGATACTGCTGTTCATGATGGTGTCAGCAGTGGTGATGAGGTAGTCGGCCGCGTCCTGGTTGCCCGGGGGAGCGGCAAGGATCTTGATGCCGATTTCAATGTCGGCAATGTTGCTGTTGAAACAGGTGAACGTCGGGGGCTCGATCAGGACGGTGATTGGCCGTGCGTTTCGCACGTCAGTCACGACCTTGAGCCCTAGGGCGCTCAGTGACGCCACAAGCGTGCCCTGAGCGTCCGCAAAGATGCCAGAGGCAGTCATGCCACCTGTGACCTATTGACGCCCAGCAAACGGTTGATCTGGCCATTGGAGCCAAACGGAACCGGGTTGCCCATCTGTTCAAAGGATGCGAATGAGTCAACGCTGCCGCGCTCGCGGTACAGGCTGCCGGCGAACATCACGGTCCCCAGCTTCACGTCACCACCAGGCACCGTGGTCAGGCTGTCGAAATACCCCGCTTCCCGCCGGCGGCGGTAGGCGTAGGCGTTGGCAGCGCTGACGCAGCTGGTGATGAAAGCCGTGTCATTGGAAGTGGCAGAAGCGATGCCAAGCCATGCCACGACATCAGCGTCGGCGATCCATGTGCAGACCGGCGTTGACGTGAGCGTCCCCGACACAGGCCCACGCGCAACGTCGGCGTGCGTCTTGGCCATGAGCAGCTGATTGAGGATGATTTCTTCAGGATCAAAGATCCAGTCGCCCTCATCATCAACGCCAACGTAACGAAGCGTGGGAACGTCCAGCACCGTGTAGGTGCCGTTGAGCGTCGCCCCCAGCCCAGCCACCGTGACTGACTGCCCGATTCCCACATCGGTCCCTTCGAGGGTCTGGACGACTAGATAGTTGTCCGTGACCTGGCGATGGGTGATGGCGTAAACGGGCATGGGCAGTCAGTCAGGTAAGCGGCTTACTAGACCAGCGCCATCTTGACGAACTTGGACGAGTCGATCATGAGGGTTGCGAAGTACCCCCGGAACGCCAGCGTCGTGCTCAGCTCGGCCGGGTTACTCGCCTGAATGGCGCCCTTCTGCTGCTCGTAAATCTCGAAGCCCGAAGCGTCCCCGATCGCCATGAAGTCGGCGGGGAAGTTGCGGTCAACGACCACGGACAGCCCGAAGGCGTTACCCACGGCCTCAGTGACGCCCAGGTTGCCGAAGGCATTCATGGGACCCACCTGCGGGAACAGCGGACGCTTGCTGTCGTCGCTCAGCTGCACCAGCCAACCCCAGCTCTCAGGGTTGAGGAAAATGTGGGTCGGCAGGTTGCCGTTGGCGGAGCTCAGAATCGTCCGAGCGGCGCCGGCGATCCACGCTGCCCACACTTCAGGCTTAAGAACGTCGTCGGCCTCGAAGTTCCTGGTGACGGTGATACCGGACGCGAGAGCGTCGGCGGCCACGTCGTCGGTCTGGTTGGCGTAGATCCGAGCCATGTCGTCGAGCAGCACGGTCAGGATTGCCGGATCAGTGAAGTCGACAGCCTGCTCGCTCAGCTGCACGAAGCCGCCGTAGGTGTTCTTGGTGACCTGGTTGTCAGTCACGACCAGCGTGCCCTGAGTCAGGTTCTCGTTCTGGTTGGTCTGCACGCCCATGCTCGTGTGGGTCGTGACCTCGGGACGGATGAACACCTTGCCGCCGCCGGGCATGGCCCTCGCGCCAATGGCGTCAACCACCGGACGGTTCCCGATGAAGTTGTTGTAGACCGGACCCAGAATCGGCGTGGGCAGGATGCCCGGAACGTCGTTAGTCACCACGTCCGGGGCAGCTGCGCGAAGGCGAGTCTGCATCCGGTCGAAGTCGGCGCCGCCCTTGAGGAACGCGCTCAGGTACTCAACCGCGCTGGGCAGCTCAGGCTTCTGAGCGAAAATGATCGGGTTGGTGGGGATGGTGGCCTCTGCCGCGACGGGCTCGGCCTTCTCGGCATCTGCCATTTCCTCTGACTCCTGCTCGGTGTTGTCGGTGTCCTGCTCCTGCTCCTGCTCGAGCTCCACGGTTTCCGTAGGCTCGGTTGCCGCAACCTTGGTAATCACGGCTTCGCTGAACGCCGGGACGGCGACCAGAGAAAGCTCGACCAATGACGCCTCAGTGACGGTCATCACGCCTTCGGCATCGGTCGTAAACTTGGTGGGCTGGGCTCCCACGCTTACAGAGTCGTAAGCGCCAGCCTTGAGCAGCGCAACGGCGTCGCGGCTTGCCCTGGTGTCTGCAAGGGTGGCTTCGAACTCCAAACCCTCGTCAGTGTCCTGAAGGGCGTTGACCACGCCGCGCAGCTGCGTCAGGTCGTGGTTCTCGATCAGCTTTGCGGGCTTCTGCGCCGTGTCGAATGCCCCACGCGCAAACCGCACCTGCTGGCCATCGGAGACAGTCGCCACCGTGTCCCACGGCACAGCGATGCCCGCGATGCGGGCCGGGCGCTCGGCGTCACCAGCCTCAGCGGTGATCAGACTGGCATCAGCGTCAAACCGAATCACGCTCAACCTCGATTTCCTCGACTGGCCGGATTTCCGCCGGCATTTCCTCGACATCGTTGAACTCGTCCAAGTACTCGTCCAGGGCGAACTCGACGTGCCGGCCCCGGGGAAGGATGTCATCCATGCTCAGGCGCTCTTGGATGGCGTGCAGGATGGGCCGGGCGCCGAACAAGATCAGATCCTGCCGGGCCTGCTGCGCGTTGGCGTACGTCATGCCGCTCTGGTCAATGGCAAGCAGGTAGGCGGGAATGTCCATCAGCCTGGACAATTCCTTGGTCTGGTACTCGCGCCCCTCCACCAGCTGCAGCTTCGACGGGTCAACGTCGAAGGACTCAAAACTCACCAGCTCGTTAAGCGCGCCAATGGCGTTCGTGCGCCTGTTGGCTGCCCATGCTGCGGCCATCTCAGCGAGCTCGTCGCCGCTCATCGGCTCGCCGCCCTTCTGCTGCAGGTAGCCGGCGGCAATCTCGTTGGTGGCGAAACGCTCTGCCGACTGGTCAAGCCTGAGCGCAATCTGAATTGCGCGGCGCCCCTGGTAGATGATGCCCTGGCTTCCGCTGTGAAACTGCACCAGCTGGGCCACGTCGAGCGGGATGCCGTTGAAGTTGACCTTCTCGGCAGGCCCGAACCATTCCGGCGGCGCATTGTCGGGCGTGTCACACAGGTTGGCCGGCAGCCACTGGAAGGTGGCGGGGTAGCCAGTCGAGTAACGGCTGGTGATCATCCAGAAGGCGCGGCCATAAAGGATCAGATCCCGGGCGGTCTTGGCCATGATGAAGTTGCGCGTGGTCTTAGGGTCGGGACGATTCATCCACGACTCACCCTCAACGTAGAGCTTTTCGTACTCCTGCCCGGTCCACTGCAGGGTGTAGCTCTTGATGTTCAGCGTCGCCGCCACGGTGGAGAGCAGGGAGATTGCTCTGGCCACCGTGGGGACGCTGAGGGCCGCTTCCTCAAGGGCACCCACACTGTACCCGAGGAAACTTCCGCCCTGTGGAGCCCCAGCAGCCGCCGCGACGGGCGCAGAAGCGAAAGCAGGCGTCGCCTTCACCTTCTTGAAGAGCTCCATAGGTGAATCGTCCTCCGCGTCTTATGTAATTACAAGGGCTGCGGCATAAAGATACGATTTGATACCCATGAGGGGCAGCGGGGGAACCGACTGCCCCCCACAGGCGGCGCTTATGTTACCTGCCGAATGCGATAGCAGGCTTGGCCCTGGACGTAGGCTTGGCGATCAGGGCAGCCGCAAAGATCATGCACCTAGCGAGTGTGATCGGGCCAGAGCTGCGTTGTGATGACAGTGCGTAGCCGCGCTGGGTCTTGACGCCAACGGCGCGGTCTACATGCTCGGCCAGCATCTGCTCACCAGTGTGAACGATCCTGCCTTCGGTAATCAGCTGCTTAATCGTCCCGGTGTGCGTTGCGAGCTCGGCGTAGCCCACCTGCACCTTTTTGCGGGCAAGCGCCGGCGGCGCAATCTCAAACAGGCTGGGCGTCAGTGCGATGTGGTCGCAATTCGCAGCTGCAGACTCAACGGCAGACCAGCAGCCTGCAAGCGAGTCGGCCAGAAACTCCACGGTGACTCCAATGGTGTCGTCGCCCAGGCGCTGCGCCCTTACACCGCAATAGAGGGATTCGTCAATTGAGGAATCTACGGCCACCACGCCGCCGGCGGGAATGTCCTCTACCTTCAGCGAGTCGAACAGCCCCGGGGGCAGCCACGACCGCTCTGAGCTGATCCACACGTTGAGCGATGCCCGCAGGAACGCGGCCTTGTCCACTTGCTCGGCTTCGTCTGCCAGCACGTCAGGCTCGAGCGTGTAGCCCAAGGCAGGGTTGGCCATTTTCCACAGCTCAGGCGAAGTCATCGGATCAACGCCAGGGGGCACAGACCATTCGGCCATGTAGAGCTTTGTGGTGCGGCCCTCGTCGATTGCCCGAAGCCCTTCTTCGCGCATCTGCAGCATGGCCAAGGAATCCTCAGTGCCGGCGGTTGACCAACATGAAAGCAACGGCGACTTCATCACTCGCTGGGAAGGCAAAGCACCATTGAGCAGCACGTCACGGCTGATCGCCCATACCTCGTCGGCAATTACATACGTCGGGGACAGTCCGTGGAATGCCTTGGGAGTCGCGGCCTGCACCAGCCACCGGGTGCCGTCAGGCATGATGACTTCGTTGCGCCCGTAGCTCCACTTCACTTTGGCGCCGAACTCCTTGTCAAGGATTGGCGCCAGGGCTTCAAAGATTTCAACAGCCAGGTCGAGCTGGTGCGCGGTGCTGATCAGCATGATCGGCCCGCCCCGGCGCTTGGGTTCCTCGGTCAGTGCCCACAGGATCAGGGCTTTCAATGCCATGGTCTTGCCGTTCTGCCGAGCGACCGACACCAAAGACCGCCGGCGGATCAGATTGCCTTCGTCGTCGTGCTCGAGCTGGCCGTTGAGTGCGTGCAGCTGCCACGGCATCAGGTCAACACCCAATAATTCCTTGGCGACCTTGGCAACCTGGTGCCCGTAGCTCCCGCCCCCCAAGGTCGCAGTTTCCAATCGGGGCGCTATGCCAGGTTCCTTGTCTGAATCTGTCAGGGCTTGAGAGTCCTCGGCCAGATTCGCCTTGTCCTGCCCGTTTTCGGATAGACAGAAAAT